CCAACGCAGCATTTACATGACGGCCTGCCGCTGGGTAACCGTGTAGCGAATACTGCTTGTACTACACGGCCATCATGCAGGGTTACTAGCGTGCCTTTGGTTGTTGGCTGGCGCATGTCACGGTTCTTTCTCGGCGTAGTCGATGCCGTAGGTGCTGAGCAAACGCTTGGCCGTGTTGCGGGTTCTCAGGTCGTGTGGGCTGCGCACCAAAGCAGCCACGATACGCAAGGCTTTCTTGAGCTCGTCCACATCGTTGGGGTTCTTGCTGCGTCGGGCGATGCCAAGTATCTGGCTGTCAGTCAGCTTACGCTCAGGCCACAAGGGCGCCAAGTCAGGATAGGCTTTCACAACATACCGGCGCACCGCAGTCGAGATCGTGGTGGACTCGCGGTTGGCCCGCATCCTCACGTCGGACTCCAAGATGTTGTGGTGACGCAGGAACTCAGCGATCACCAACTCTAAGCTGCCCCTTGCGGGGCCCAGGACTTTGGCATGCAGTGCAACTTGAGCATCGTATGGACATGATATAGACAACATGACACTACTCCTCACCAAAGTCTATATCGTCCAAGTCGGGATCGACTGGGGTTTGTTGCAAAGGTGTAGCAACATGTACAGCATCTGTAGCAGGATTGCTCTGCATTGTAGGCGAAGCGTCATGTACACCAAGCATATACACTATCTGCTGTGGGATAGTTCGGTTGTTACTGAATGCCAACAACTTGATAACATCGTATTGTTTTTGTGTAACGCGCAAAGCGATAAGTTTCATATACATCCTAGTGGGTTTGTGTAACGCCAATATAGCACGATGTATACACACCGTAAGGCTATAATTTGACGTGGATGTGGCCGTATCAATGGTGACTCAATAGAAAACCCAGTATCCATGCGGTTTTCGAGCGAGATGGTTATTGAGACGGATTCTGAAAGGCTCAGAGAGATATACGCGACGTGTGACTAAACCATACAACCATGAAAGGGTCCGCCTCATCACGAGGAGGCTCTTTTATTAGTATTATTATATAAGTACACACGACACCCTTGGCGAGCCTTGATTTCATTGGGTTTTGGTTGAGTAGACCCTCGAGAGATCGAGTCAGGCAGTCCCGGCCCGCACAAACTTGGATATATTGCGCCGACTGACAATAACCCTTTCGCCAGAAGTGCTTCCCGTTGACCTTGGGTTGCCACAGCCGAATACCCGACTAGCTTCCCAGGGATTACCGCCAGCGTAGATAGCCTTCAACTTTATGGGGTCATTGCCCACGTTGACTTGGTGTACGCGCTTGGGTGGCAGCTTAGTGCCACGGTTGATCTTGATTACATGTTCCATAAGTTGCGTCCGTCACGGTTGACCAGTGGTGCGCCGAAAAAGAAGGGGGCTTGCGCCCCGCTTCGTTACTCACCTTCGACCAGATCGAACTTCTCGCTAAGCACTTCCCGAGCGTGGAACTCGGCCGCTGCCTTGACCATGAAGTCAAGCAAAGCCTTGCCGTGCACGGCGCCACCAGCGCTTGCAATGTCATTCGCTTGTTTAGTCAAGCCATCCATGAACTTATCGAACTTGGCGCTAATCTCAAGCACGCTGACTGCAGCCGGCTCAGGGATAGCGTCTTCCCATGGCTTCGCCATGAGTTGATCGCGCAGCTCAGGTGTATCGGCCTTGCCAAGCTTGTGAGACTTGTCGTAACTGAAAGTCTTCGCGCCCTTTGCGATGAACATGCAGCCGTTAATTTCAAACCATGCACGCAGCGAAGACTTGCGACCTTGTTTGCCCAGTGCGTCAACCAGCTGATCAGCTAGCGTCACATCACCATGCAGCACGGCATGGATCACGCAGTCAACGGCGCAGAGTTGCACATCCTTCGTGAGCTTGGCGCTTGCCTTGCCGATAGAACCGATAGCCTTGAGAATGGAGTCTTTAGACATGATGTTTCCTTTGAAAGTTACCGCATGGGAACGGTGTAATGACCCATGCTGTAACCCTTGCGGGTTACCCCAATATTCGCGCCTTGGGTTGGTGGCGCATTGCATCTTGTGTGGTGCAATTCACAGCCGTACTGTCACTACGGGCCTTCACACGGATAGGGTTTTTGCCGTGCACTTAGGGGATAGGACAGTGCCACTGTGGCGCACCGATATACCCTTTGACTCCCACGATGGGGACGGATTTTCTGCGACCTCAGTGGCAGGGAATAGCTCACCGCAAAGGCTCACCTATCCCTGTACATCCACCTCGACATACGTTCTCCGGGTTCAGGGCTTAGCTGTATTTCATGCCTGTTCCACCTATGTGAAAACCGGACATAGGGAGGGGCAGATGGCCAAGGGGTGGGGGGTCTCAACTGGTTTGCCCCCTCGTCATATAACTTTTGAAAAATCCCTATTCCGACTAAATTAGTCAAGTATTCGCTGTTCCCGAATTACAAACATACGCCGTTTAAATTCACCCCCGCCCCCCCAAAAACCCCCGTCAGAAAATTTTGGGGCTAAAATCGGCCCATTTACTTGGAGTACCCCATGGCCTTCACACCTTTCGAGAAGTCACCCGCCGACAAAGACAAACCCGGCATGCGCGAAGGCTCCCCGGCTGAGAAGGCAATGGATAAAAAGCAAGCCGGCAAGAAACCCAACCCGCCATTCAAACCGTTTGGTACCATGCCTGACGCGACTCCCCGCTAACCCCGGCCCCTCGGGGCCCCACACGTAAGCAAACAAAGGCTTAACGAGATGGAATTACCCGAAATACCCGACGGCGAACTCGAATACGGCTATCAGCCGCGAGCCCAGCTCCAAATTCCCCCCGAATTGGTAACCGCCGTCGCCCAAGGCATGGTAGACCCAGCCGAATGCGCGGCAAAACTGGGGTTAGACGCCCAGAAATGGGCTCAAATTAGCGTTTGGCCGCCGTTTATCGCAGCCGTTGAGGCCCACAGGGCCGAATTGGCAGCTTCCGGCTACACATTCCGGGTCAAAGCCAAGTTTATGGCCGAAGAATTGGCCGAAAAGACCTTCGTGGCAGCCATGGGGCCAGACGCCACCTTTGCGCAGCGCTTCCAGGCGACTCAATTCTTCACCCGCGTGGGCGGTTTGGAGCCGAAAGAGGAAAAAGTCCAGCAAACCGGTGAAGGTTTCAGCGTGACGATCAACATGAACGGCAGCCAGACAACAGTATCTGGAAACAGTCCTAGACACTCCGACGTTATCGATGTACCATCGCACAACAGGGAGGGGTACATGATCGCGCCACTGATCGACCCTTCGCTTTTTGCTGAGATGGCGGAGAACCAGGACGACACATGACCAGCGGGATTTACATCATCAAAAACACAGCGACTTGCAGCGCCTATGTGGGCAGCGCGGTCAACATAAAAGGGCGGTGGGCCTCTCATCGGCACTCCTTGCGAAACCACAAGAAGTCGCCGCCCAAGTTGCAGCGTGCTTGGGACAAGTATGGGGAAGCTGCATTCGTGTTCGATGTGCTAGCCACCTGCCCAAAAGAGGATTTACTGCGTGAAGAGCAGAGGTGGATAAATGCGCTAAAGCCCAAGTACAACACCCGGACAACGGCAGAGTCAAACTTCGGCGTGAAATGGTCCGACGAAACCAACGCGGCAAAAGGGCGCACGAAAAAAACGCTATCGTTTCGTGGCGAAACGCTGAGCTTGACCTGTATGGCGGCCAAGTACGGGGTAACTGCCGCTGCCCTCAGTACGCGGTTACGGCGCGGGGTGGAACTGGAAAAAGCGCTCCTTGAACCCATGGCAACGTATGCCCAGCGCGGAGCGCGGGGGAAAAAGCCCGGAAAACCAGTTATGCGCACAGCCTTCGGCAAGACAGCGCAGCTCAAAGATTTGATCGCAGAGTTTGGTGTGGTCACATACACTGCGGCAAAACGTCGCATCGGACTCGGTTGGGACTTGGAGAAGGCACTCACCACGCCTGCTAGAACGCGATGAAAGTAAATTACGTAGCTACCCCCTCGGGTAGCAAATTTATGCAGTCCAGCGCCGGCGTGCGCATGATCATGGGGCCTGTAGGGTCCGGCAAATCCGTGGTGTGCATCATGGAAGTGTTTCGCCGGTGCGCTGAGATGCCGAAGTGCAAGGACGGTGTGCGCCGCTCGCGATGGGCCATCATCCGAAACACGAACCAGATGTTGCGCGAAACCACGCTCAAGTCCTGGTTCAACTGGTTCCCAGACGGGGTAGCGGGCAATTGGAAAGTCTCAGACAAGGTGTTTAACCTGAAAGTCGGGGACATCGATGCAGAAATCCTGTTTCTTCCACTGGATACGCCAGATGACCAGCGCAAGCTGCTGTCCTTAGAACTTACGGGCGCGTTCATCAACGAAGCGCGGGAGGTGCACCCGGAACTGATCATTGCGGCCCGCTCCCGGATGCCTCGCTACCCCAGCAAGTCAATGCTCGCGGACGATCCTAAAACCGGAAAGCCGCCCCAGTATTGGTCAGGCCTGATCTTGGATACTAATCCCCCAAGTGAGGATTCTTGGCTGTACGAGCAGTTTGAAGTCATGAAGCCCAAGGGCTGGGAAATGTTTCGGCAACCCAGCGGCTTGAGCCCGCTGGCAGAGAACCGGGAAAACCTGGGCGCTACCTACTACGAGGACATGATGGATGGCGCGACAGAAGACTTTATCCGCGTGCATGTGCACGGAGAGTACGGCCGCTCCCTGGTGGGCAAGCCGGTGTACGAGAAATCGTTTGTGCGGGAATACCACGTATCGCCCACCGTGCTGCGCCACATCGAATACGACCAATACCCCATCATCATCGGGATGGACTTCGGGCGCACCCCGGCTGCAGTTTTTCTACAGCGTGACGCGCGTGGGCGAGTCCTTGTACTCGACGCGCTTTACGTCACTAACCTGGGCCTCCAGGGGTTTTTGCGGGAACACGTCAAACCGCTACTCTCACGCAAGTTCCCAGCGAACAAGTACCTGATCTGCGGCGACCCGGCCGGCTGGGCGCGCAGCCAGCTCAACGAGCAAAACGTCGAAGACATATTCCGCGAAGAAGGGCTTCGCAGCTTCAGGGCACCGACCAACGACCCCACGAAACGAATCGCATCGGTGGAAAAGCTCCTGAGTGGCCAAGTCAACGGAGCCGCAGCGCTGCTGTTCTCCAGCCCGGAAACGTCCGACGGAATGAAACACCTGATCGCCGGCATGTACGGTGGGTACAAATACCGGCGCAAAAAGGACGGCAGTTACGAGACCGAACCCCTGAAAGACGAGCATTCGCACGCCGCCGATGCCCTGCAATACGGCTGCCTCGGGGTGGACAGCGGTG